GTGACGACGTATCGAGCCGCGCAACGCGGTGAGGAGTGATGGCCATGCCCAGGGGTGGACACGCCGCGTCGGGACCGGCGCCGGACCCGAACGCGCTGCGCCGGAACCGGCCGTCGGACAAGGCCGGCTGGACGACGCTGCCCGCCGAGGGCCGTGTCGGCGGGCCGCCGGTCTGGCCGCTGATGGGGATGACGGACCGCGAGTTCGAGGTGTGGCGGGACCTGTGGGCCAAGCCGCAGGCCGTCGCGTGGGAGGCGCTCGACCAGGGCTACGAGGTGGCACTGTTCGTGCGTGCTCTGGTGCAGGCCGAGCAGCCGGACGCCAAGGTCGAGCTGCAGCGGGTCGTGCGGCAGTACCTCGACAGCCTCGGCCTGTCCGTGCAGGGGATGCTGCGCAACCGGTGGAAGGTCGCCCCGGCCGCCGAGGCGGAGGAGACGCCGATGCCCGCGGCCGAGGCTGCGCCCCGGCGTCCGAGCGCGCGTGACCGGCTGAGGATCGTGCCCCGTGGCGAAGGCGCCTGACCACGACTTCGCCGTCGACTTCCCCACGCTGTGGATCGTTCCGGACTGGATTGAAGCGCACTGCCCCGTGCCCGACGGTTTCCGGGCGGGGCAGGACATGCAGCTGTACGACTGGCAGCTGTGGTGCACGGTCAATCACTACCGCGTGAAGCCTTCGGCGACGCTGGGGCAGCTGGCGCCGGCGTTCCACTACCGGCGCTCTCAGGTCGTCGCGCCGCAGAAGACCGGCAAGGGCCCGTGGTCGGCGACGATCGTGCTGGCCGAGGCGGCCGGGCCGGTGGTCTTCAACGGCTGGGCGCAGGGCGGCGAGCGCTACCGGTGCGCGGACTGGGGCTGCTCGTGCGGCTGGTGGTACGAGTACGAGCCGGGCGACCCGATGGGCCGGCCGTGGCCGACGCCGCTGATCCAGCTCACGGCGACGTCCGAGGACCAGGTGGCGAACGTGTACCGGCCGCTGCAGAGCATGGTGAAGCTGGGCCCGCTCGGCGACATCATGCGCGTGGGCGAGGAGTTCACCCGGGTCGGCGACGCCGGCCGCATTGACGTCGTCACCTCCAGCGCGTTGAGCCGCCTGGGCAACCCGATCGTGTTCGCGCTGCAGGACGAGACCGGTCTGTACACGGAGGCGAACAAGCTGCGGCGGGTGGCGGAGACGCAGCGCCGCGGCGCGGCCGGCATGGGCGGCCGGTCGATGGAGACGACGAACGCGTGGGACCCGTCCGAGGATTCGGTGGCGCAGCGCACCAGCGAGTCCAAGGCGCGGGACATTTTCCGGTATCACCCGCAGGCGCCGAAGACGCTGTCCTACGGCAACAAGCGGGACCGCAGGAAGATCCACACGATCGTGTACGCCGGTTCGGCGCACGTCGATCTGGATGCGATCGAGGCGGAGACGGCCGAGATCATGGAGAAGGACCCGGCGCAGGCCGAACGGTTCTTCGGTAACCGGTGTGTGGCCGGGTCGGCGGGCTGGCTGGACGGCACGAAGTGGGCGGCCAGGGCCAAGCCGCGGCGTGTGCGGCCGTTCACGCGGATCGTGCTCGGGTTCGACGGGTCGGACATGGACGACTGGACGGCGATCCGGGCCGAGACGATGGACGGCTACCAGTTCACGCCGGTGTACGGGGCGAACGACGAGCCGACCATCTGGAACCCGGCCGACTTCGGCGGCCAGGTCCCGCGCGCGGAGGTGCGCGCGGCGATGGACCAGCTGATGAACCGCTACGACGTGGTGCGGCTGTACGCGGACCCGCCGTACTGGGACACCGAGGTCGACGAGTGGGTGGATCTGTACGGCGAGGAGCGGGTGATCCGCTGGTACACGCGGCGGATGCTGCAGATGCACGCTGCGGCGGAGCGGCTGAAGACCGACGTGGTCAAGCGCAACTCCGCCGAGGGGTCGCGGGCCACCAGCTTCACGCACGACGGCTGCCCGATCACTGAGGCGCACGTGGCCAACACCCGGCAGGCCGAGCGGCCGTCGGGGTTGTACGTGCTGCGCAAGGCCAGCCCCGCGCAGAAGATCGACGCCGCTGTTGCGTCCGTGCTCGCGCACGAGGCGCTGGGCGACGTGATCGCGGCGGGCCTGGTCGAGAAGGAAGAGTCCTACTTCTACTCCGCATGAGAGGAGGCGTGCATGGCCGAGCTGGAACAGGCGCTGCGGCTGGTGGACCTCCTGGAGGCGGAGTTGCTGCGCCGGCGCGTCGAGATGGACCGCAACACCGCCTACTACCGGGGCAAGCAGCCGCTGCGGTTCGCGTCGGAGGAGTTCGCGAAGTTCCACGGCGACCGCTACCGCGACTTCTCCGACAACTGGGTGCAGGTGGTGGCCGACTCGCCTGTGGAGCGGCTGACCGTGACGGGTTTCCAGGCTGCCGGTGAGGAGCGGGCCGACAGTGACCTGTGGCGGGTGTGGCAGGTCAACGGGCTGGACACTGACAGCCAGCTCGGGTTCCTCGGTTCGGTCATCGACGGCCGGTCGTTCGCGCTGGTGTGGGGGGACCCGGACGACGAGGACAACCCTGTGGTGACGTTCGAGGACGGCGCGCAGTGCATCGTGGCCTACGAGCCGGGGTCACGGCGCCGCCGTCGTGTCGGACTGAAGCGGTGGGAGGACGGCGGGTTCGACTACGCCACCCTCTACCTGCCGGACGAGGTGTGGAAGTTCCAGCGAGCCCAGCTCGGCAAGCGTGACAAGTCGTTCCAGGAGAGCGACGTCGACGACGAGCTGCGCCGCTGGCAGCCGCGGGAGATGGGTGACGAGCCGAACCCGCAGCCGAACCCGATGGGTGTGGTGCCGCTGGTGGAGCTGCCCAACAAGCCGATGCTGGTGACGGACCCGATCTCGGACGTGGCGGGCGTGGTGGCGATCCAGGACGCCATCAACCTGCTGTGGGCGCAGATGTTCACCGCGTCCGATTACGCGTCGTTCCCGCAGCGGGTGGTGATGGGCGCCGAGCGGCCGATGATTCCGAAGCTGAACGCGGCCGGGGAGATCATCGGCAAGCAGCCGGTGGACCTGCAGAAGTTCGCCGTGGAACGGGTGCTGTGGATCACCGGCAAGGACGCGAAAATCGCCGAGTGGCAGGCCGCGAACCTCGAGGCCTACACGAAGATCATCGAGGTTGCTGTGGGGCACCTCGCCGCGCAGACCCGCACCCCGCAGCACTACCTCGTCGGCAAGATGGCCAACCTGTCCGGTGACGCCCTGCTCGCCGCGGAGACGGGCCTGGTCAAGCGGGTCGACGAGAAGAAACTCTGGTACGGGCAGGCGCTGCGGGAGGTCGCCCGGCTGATCCTCCTCGCGCGCGGCGAAGACGCCAAGGCGAAGGCGATGCGCGCCGGGGCGGTGCTGTGGGCGGATTCGGAGTCCCGCTCGTATGCGCAGCTGGCGGACGCGCTGCTGAAGCTGAAGGACATCGGCTTCCCCTTCGAGTGGCTGGCCCTGCGGTACGGGCTCACGCCCACCGAGGTCGCCAACGCCGTAGCGATGCGCGAGCGCGAGGCGGAGATGGACCCGGTCGCCGCGGCGGCCGGCCTGCTGTCCCGGCGCACGCCGCCAGGGGATGAGCCGGACGCCGGCGAGGACGTGGCATGACGGCCCCGGCCGTCGACCAGCGGCACCAGGAGGAGCGGGCCGCGCAGGCTGCGGTGACGGCCGTTGCCGTGCGCGCGTTGTGGATGCGGACCGACCCCGGCGACCTGGAGGGGTCGTGGCTGGCGCAGGCCGCGGTGGCCGCCGAGCTGATCCGGCGGGGGCAGGTGGCCGCCGCCGGGTCCTGCGAGCCGTGGCTGTCGGCGACGCTCGGCGAAGGCGAGGGCGCCGTCGATCCGGAGGCCGCAGCCGCAGCGGCAGCGGGCGGTGACCTGACGGTGCCGCTGGTGTATCCGCTGCTGATCGCCCTGAACCGGCTGCGCCGCGGGTTCTCTACCGCCATGTCGATCCTGTCCGGCGCGGCGTTCCTGGAGATGGTCACGCGCACGCTCGTGGCGGACGCGGGCCGGATCGCGGACATGGCCGGGATGATCGCCCGCCCCCGGGTGGTGTCCTACGTGCGGGTGGTGGAACTTCCCGCGTGCGCGAGGTGCATCGTCCTCGCCGGCCGCGAGTACAGCTTCAGCGAGGGGTTCCTGCGGCATCCGCGCTGCGACTGCACGCTGGCCCCCCGCCGGCCGGGCGACACCTGGGAACTGCCCTCTCCGGAGGATCTGTTCGGGCAGATGACGCCCGTGCAGCGGCGGCGCGCGTTCGGTGAGGCAGGCGTGAAGGCCATCGGCGAGGGCGCCGACATCGGCCAGGTCGTCAACGCGCGCCGGGGAATGGCCACGGTCACCCGGTACGGCCGCGAGGTGAAGGCCACCCGCGAGGGCACCACCCGCCGCGGTTTCTACGGCTCACGCGCCGCCAAGTTCGAGCGGGCCGCGGGCGCCCGGTACGCGCGCGTGAAGACGCCGCGGCTGATGCCCGAGGAGATCTACCGCCTGGCCGACGACCGCGAGCACGCCATCCGGCTGCTCAAGAAGTACGGCTACATCGTCTGACCGCGCGCAACGCGCGGCCCCTTCACCCGCACTGGGAGATCACATGAACCGCCGTACCCTGCCCCGCCCTGCCCGCGCGCACGCGCCCGGCTGGGCCCGCCCCTACGCCGATCCGTTCACCGTCTACGCCGATGGCGCCGAGGGCGACGGCGGCGAGGGTCAGGGCGGGGCCGACGACACCGACGAGGGCG